ACGTACGGCTCGAACGGTAGATGGTATTTCACAGAGGCTACTCAGAAAGCTTGCGCCCATCTGGCTGCGTGGATCATGCAGGAGTACAACATCCCGTTGTCAAACCTCTTGATGCACGGAGAAATTACAGACAAGCACTGTCCGTCTCCTTACATTGACAACCCTGGAGACGGACCTAACTGGACTTGGAAGAAGTTTAAGGAAACAGTAGCCGCCTATCTTGGCGGTTTGGTTGAGAACAAGGAGGGAGTTTACGAAGTGATATTCAATACGGTTCACAAAGGCGATAATAATGAGGACGTTGGTTCTCTTCAGATTGGATTAAGAGGACACGATTACAAAGGCGCTGACGGTTTACCTATTAAGGTAGATTACGACTTCGGTGATAACACTGATTTCGCCCTTCGTCAGTTCCAGAGCGATCATGGTCTCAAACCAGATGGCTGGTGTGGGCCTCTTACCTGGCCTGTGGTCTTTGGTAAACAGAAGGAGTAATCGATGCTATCAAACACCGCCGTTCCCAAATATTATGGAGCGTTTAGAGATGATGTAATACAGGGGAAAATTCCAGTTTGTAAAACCGTTTCTTTGGAAATGAATCGTATCGATAAGCTCATAGCTAATCCTTCTATTTACTATGACGATAGAGCTGTTGAGGGTTGGATTAAGTTTTGTGAAAATGAGCTCACGTTAACTGACGGCGGTGATTTACATCTCCTTGATAGTTTTAAATTATGGGGCGAACAGGTTTTTGGTTGGTATTACTTTATTGAGAGACCAGTATACGAACCAAATCCTGATGGTCATGGCGGACAATACGTAAATCGTGTTGTAAAGAAGCGCCTAACCAATAAACAATATCTCATTGTTGCACGAGGAGCGGCCAAGTCTGTATATGATGAATGCATTCAAGCAGATTATCTAATAGTTGACACCTCCACAACTCATCAGATTACGACCGCTCCAACAATGAAACAAGCGGAAGAAGTAATGAATCCTCTTCGCACTGCGTTGACTAGGGCTCGTGGCCCTGTTATCGATTTCTTAACGGAAGGTTCGATACACAACACAACCGGTTCAAAAGCGAATAGGGCTAAGCTTGTTTCCACAAAACGAGGTATTGAAAACTTTATGACCGGATCTCTATTAGAGGTTCGACCAATGTCGTTGAATAAACTGCAGGGTCTTCGTCCAAAGATTTGTACAATCGACGAATGGCTTTCTGGAGACATTAGAGAGGACGTTGTTGGTGCTCTAGAACAGGGTGCATCTAAATTGGATGACTATCTAATAATAGCAACCAGTTCCGAAGGATGCATTCGTAACGCTGTTGGTGACACGATCAAAATGGAGCTAATGTCAATCCTAAAAGGAGAGTACGTTAATCCACATGTGTCCATTTGGTATTACCAGCTTGATGACATTAAAGAAGTTGGTAATCCATCGATGTGGTTAAAAGCCAATCCGAATCTTGGAAAGACTGTAACTTACGAAACATATCAGCTCGACGTTGACAGAGCAGAAAAAGCTCCAGCAGCTAGAAACGATATACTGGCTAAAAGATTTGGTATACCGACAGAAGGGTATACCTATTTCTTTACTTATGAGGAAACACTTCCACATTCAAGACAGGAATACTGGCAGATGCCTTGTGCTCTGGGTGCAGACTTGTCTCAAGGAAACGACTTCTGTGCTTTTACTTTTCTTTTCCCATTATCCAATGGTTGTTTCGGTGTAAAAGCTAGAAGCTATATTTCGACTCTTACGTTTAACAAATTACCAAGCGCTATGCGTACAAAGTATGAAGAATTCATGCGAGAAGGCAGCCTAATTGTTTTAGAAGGTGCTGTTCTTGACATGGATGACGTTTATGACGACCTTAGCGAATACATAGATACAAGAACTTTGTACGACGTTCGCTGTCTTGGATACGACCCTTACAACGCCAAAGAGTTCGTAGAACGATGGGCTAGAGATAACGGTCCCTTTGGTATAGAGAAAGTTAGACAGGGCGTGATTACAGAATCAGTTCCTCTTGGCGAACTTAAAAAGTTATCTGAAGAACGAATGTTATTGTTCGACGAATCTATAATGATGTTTACTATGGGTAACGCGATGGTAATAAAAGATACAAATGGAGGAATGAAACTAATGAAGATGAAATTTGAAGCCAAGATCGATAACGTTTCCGCGCTTATGGATGCTTGGGTTGCCTATAAAGCTTACAAGGAGGCGTTCGAGTGACTATATGAGTTACACAGATTATATTGCTCATCACGGTATCAAAGGTATGCATTGGGGTATTAGACGCCGTTTACAAGAACATGATGAATGGCGAAAAAAGACAGCTAAGTTACGGGACGAACGAAATGATAGAATGCAATTGCACCAATACCGCCGCAGAGTAAACGCTGCTATCGGAAAAGATTATAGATCAGACAAAACAACGTATCAGCTAGCTAACGAAGACATAGTTAAAAAATATGGAAAAACAGCTCTAGATGACATAGATAGACTCGATTTCGAGAATTCAGCTATGGGAGTTGGAGCACTTTTAGCTATATTTGCTACCGTTTCTGTTATAGCTATAACCAATCCGGATGATAATTATTAACTATAGGAGGCGTTCGAGTGACTATATGAGTTATGAATCATATTTGGAACACCATGGAATTAAAGGTATGAAGTGGGGTGTTCGTAGATATAGAAACCCAGACGGAACACTTACTGAAGCTGGTAAGAAACGGGTTTCAAAGAAGTATAGTCGTCTTATGAAACGAGCTGTTCAGAATGTAAACGCTAATAGTAGGCACTTATATGTAGAGGGCTACAATAGAGCTGTCGATAAGATGAATCGCGGTGGAATAAAAAAGTATAACGAGGAATATGATAAAAAACTCGGGGACAAAGCCGAAGGCCATGATTATTTTAACGATAAAGAGTACAACGAAGGGTATGAAAAACTGTTTAATAGTGTTCTTTCAGAAAGTGTTTACCAAGTAATGAAAGAACACCTTGCCAGTGATAGAAACGTAAAAAAAGCAATACAACTAGTGGATAAGTACAGTATGTATTCTTTTGACGACGATATTAAATCAAGCATGGACCTTATTAACGATGTTAAAAGAATTATGAACGGAGGTAAGGAGTAATGTCATGCGATTCATATTTAGCCCATCATGGCGTTCTCGGAATGAAATGGGGTGTTCGTAGGTATCGTAATTACGACGGCTCATACACTAAAAAGGGCTTAGAAAAATACCACAAATTCGAAGGCCAGTACCAGAAAGCAAAAAGTGATTACAAACAATCTAAATCCGATTTTAAAGCCGGCAAGAATACTAAGGCTGACGTTCGAACTGCTAAAACTACTATGAAAGAAGCTAAGCACAAACTTAGTAGGAGTTACGACCAGGTTAAGAAAGATTACGCTGGCGATAAAGGTAAAGAACTCTATCGGCGTGGAAAAACAATAACTGGTAATGACGCGAAGTTCCGGACAGCAAAAATAGTAGCAGCTGGAACAGCATTAGCTTATAAGTATTTGAAAGATTCTGGTAACGAAAAAGGCGCTACTATATCTGCTTATGTTGGTCTTGGCATGGAAGCTGTTAACGCGGCTATGTTAGTTAATAATTCAGTCCAAGCAAGTTATTTGCGTGCATATTATGGTCATAGTAGACCAAAAGATTTACAGTGAGAGGAGACAAACATGTCTTACGAATCATATTTAGTGCATCATGGTATCAAAGGTATGCACTGGGGTATACGTCGGTATCAGAATCCGGATGGAAGTCTTACCGAAACTGGTAAATCTAGATATGGTGGAGACGCTAAAACTAGCGGGTTGTCAGCAGAACGAAAACAGCAATTGGCAAAGGGCGCTAAATTGGCTGCTGGTTTTGCTGTTGGTGTTGCCGCTGGATACGCAATATCTAAAAGCAATCCTGCAGTTTTAAACAAATTAATCTCTAATGGTTCGAAATTCGTTGCAAACCATAAGGGTGATGTCGTGTCAGGATTGAAGACAGCGGGTAAAGCAGTAGGCGATAGAGCAAAGAAAGCAGCTGTTAAAGCTGGAAACGCCGCGATTGATAGCGCTATGTTGTCTGTTGGAACAATAGTTATATCGAAACTCACTAAGAAATTTGAGGCTAAAGAAGGCGATAGCGAACAGCAGAAAATGGCTAAAAAGGTTGCTCTTGATTCTAGCGTCGCAGCTGTTAATAGCTTTACAAAGGCATCTAAATCTGGTGGGTCTAATAATCAGCAACGTAAAGGCGGTCCTGTAAGCAGAGAGGAAGGCGCAAGAATTAGTGCTATAGTAGGTCCTCCTAAACAAAAAGAAATAGACAGAAGTGGACCTGCATATCAAGCGCTATTTAAGGATTCTGCTGGGAATAACAGAGATGCCGATCAACGAGCCATGATTAAATCTATGGCTTCTGCTGGTTATGGTATTGACCAGATTCAGCAATATTTAGATACACTTGGACATTCGGGAGTAAACATATATACATATAGCACGTTCTATCCAGATGAACTTTATCATCATGGAATTAAAGGCATGAAATGGGGGGTTAGAAGGTTCCAGAATCCAGACGGAAGTTTAAAACATCCGAAACTTGGTTTTAATAGAGACCCAGAAAGAGCCTCTCTTAGAAAAGAATATCGAACTGCTAAGAAAGAATTTAAAAAAGCGCATAAAGAATATACTGCCCCAGGCAAACATATTGTAAAAGGGTTAAATAGCGCTATTACATCGCCTACGATGGTTGGCAAAGCTACAGGTTTTGCTAGAGCGGCTTATGGTTTTAATAAATCTAGTGATAAAGCGAAAATGAAGCAAGACGCCAAACGCAATAAAGAAGCTTTTGATCGTTATATGGACGCCACCGCTAAATACAAAGGTATAAGTAACAAAGAAGCTAGACGTAGACATGCTAATAGAGAATTTAGAAATACGTTAATTAAAACCGGAATGTCTGTTTGCGCAGCTTACATGGGTTACAAATATAGAACCGATCCGACTCTTAGACGAGCTGTTAACAGCACTGCTAATAAGGGAGCTTCATATGCGAAAAAAATATTTGATGAATACAAATATTATCACGACCCTAATATCGTCGATGCTCCTGGTTATCAGGTAATGGGTGAAGTTAGAAATATTGCAGGATATTTGAGAGGATAACAAAATGTCATACGAATCATATTTAGCTCATCATGGTATAAAAGGCATGCATTGGGGTGTTAGGCGTTATCAGAATCCAGACGGAAGTTTAAAACACCCGAAAAGGCCAATAGGACAGCGCCTTTCAGAATACCATCATTGGAGAAAAAACGCTAGACGGTTACGCAATGAAAGAGAAGCTTTAGCTAGTTATCACATCGCGACCAAACAAACTCGCTATTCTAAAGGCTACGAACTGGCTAACAAAGACATAGCTAAAAAATATGGAGAAAAAGCCGTAAAAGACATAGACCGGATAGAACGAGAAGATGGAGCTGCCATTATAGGTTCTTGTCTTGCTGCTATCGGAACCGTCGGTGTATTGGCAGCCTTAAATTGGAAGTAGGAGGTAATAAATGGGTTTCTTTAACAGACTAGCTCACGGGCTGTCAAACGGATGGAACGCTTTTATGGGTAGAGACCCGACAAACCTTGGGCGAGGTAGCTATTATCCTCCAGATAGAGCACATTATTATAGGACTGAGAGAACAATAATAACCTCTGTTTACACTCGTATCGCTATAGACGCTGCATCCGTTAGCATGCGTCACGTCATAGCAGATGAAGAAGGACGATATTTATACACTAAAAATTCTGGTTTGAATGAATGCTTAAATGTTGAAGCCAATATCGATCAAGCTGGTCGAGAATTTAAGCAATCTTTATTCATGAATCTGCTTGATGAAGGCGTTATTGGAGCTTTACCAGTGGAAGCTATTAATGGCGACATAAAAACCATGAGGGTTGCTAAAATTGTAGAATGGTTTCCAAAGCATGTAAAGGTTAACGTCTACAACGAAGATACTGGTCAGAAAGTAGATTTAATAGTTCCTAAAAGGCGTATAGCAATAATTTCTAATCCGTTTTATGCGGTTATGAATGAGCCGAATTCTACTGCTCAGCGATTGAATAGAAAGTTAGCAATGCTAGACCAGATCGATGAACAGAATAGCTCAGGCAAATTCAACCTTATAATTCAATTACCCTACCTTGTCAAAAGCGATGCTAGACAGAAGCAAGCCGAGAAAAGGCGCGCTGATATAGAAGCACAGTTAACTCAATCTAGATACGGCATAGCTTATACCGATGGTACCGAAAAAGTAACGCAGTTAAACCGAGCTATAGAAAACAATCTTCTTGAACAGATAAAATACTACAAGGAGGAGTTATTCAACGAACTCGGCATGACTATGGCTATATTTGACGGTACAGCTGACGACCAGACTAGATTGAATTACTATAACAGCACTGTTGAGCCGATACTTGCTGCCGCTAGAGACGCCTTTATAAGAACGTTTCTTAGCAAAACAGCCAGAACACAAGGTCAGTCTGTTATGTTCTTTAGAGACCAGTTTGGGCTTGTTCCATTGGATAAGTATGCGGAAATAGCAGCATCTATGAAACAGTCAGAGTTGATGTCTACTAACGAACTAAGACAGAGAATCGGTTTGCCGCCAGATGTCGATCCAAAATCAGATCAATTGGCGAACCCAAACATAAACCCGATCGACTCTTATCCAGAAGAAGGACAAGCCGAAGCGGAGGAACCGTCAGACTATAGCGAATACGAAGAGGAACCAGAGTATTAATAGGAGAATCAAAATGGCTAATAAAGTTAGTAAAACCAATTGTGACTTTTCCGGTTGGGCTACCAGATACGACATTAAATGCGCTGACGGTAGAACAATTAAGCCAGGGGCATTCGCTGACTGCGATGGAGAAGAAGTAACTTTGGTTTATGGTCATAGCCATGACAATCTTAAAAACGTTCTTGGACATGGTTTGCTCGAAGCAAAACCTGAAGGCGTTAGATTGTATGGCTTATTTAACAAAACAGATAGTGGACAACGAGCCAAAGAATTAGTTGCAAATGGAGATATTAAATCGCTTAGCATATACGCAAATAACCTTAGACAGCGTGCTGGCGATGTTCTTCATGGCGTTATAAGAGAGGTTAGTCTTGTACTGTCACCGGCCAACAAAGGTGCATACATTGACTATCCGGTAATTCAGCATGGAGACGATGATGACGTTGTTGAATGTTATATTTACATGGATGACGTTATTGACGTTCCAGATTCACATTTAGAGCACAGCGCAGATTCAAATAATAAAGGAGAAAAAGAAATGGCTGAAAACAAAGAACAGCAGGCTTCCGGAGGAGAAAAGACAGTACAGGATGTATTTAACGAGCTTACCGAAGAACAGAAGAAAGTCGTATACTTCCTCATCGGTAAAGCAGTAGAAGAAGCCCAGGGTGGCGGTTCTGACGACGATGGTGAAGTAGAACATGGTTATTTTGGAGGAGAAAACGATATGTATTACAATGCTTTCGAGCAGGATGGTGTTATTGGTGGCGACGTTCTTTCTCATGATGCGTTTATGGCGCTTCAGAAAGACTGCATGGACGACGCTAGAAAGTTCGGATCTCTTAAGGATGCTGTAATCGAGCACGCTGCCGAATACGGTATTGAGAACATCGATTACCTTTTCCCGGACGCTAAGGCTCTTTCTGAGAAGCCTGAATTCATTGGTCGTAGAAAAGAGTGGGTTTCCAAGATCATCGGTAATACACACAAAACCCCGTTTGCTAGAATCAAGACACAGTATGCAGACATTACGGCGGATGAAGCAAGAGCTAAAGGTTACATCAAGGGTAACCGTAAGAAGGAAGAAGTGTTCAAGCTGCTTAAGCGTGTCACCGATTCTACAACTATTTACAAGAAACAGAAGATCGATCGCCAGGACGCAATCAAAATGACCTTCGATCATGCGGCTTGGATGAAGGAAGAGATGAAGGTCATGCTCGAAGAGGAGTCTGCTAGAGCGATTCTTGTTGGTGATGGTCGTAACGAGTCTGATGAAGACAAGATCAACGAACTTTGCATTCGTCCGATCGTTTCTGATGATGATCTTTATACGATTAAGTACACCGTTACCGTAGCTAACAACGAGACAGAGGAGAATGCTGTTATCGATGCCGCTATCAAGGCTCAGGACGATTATCAGGGATCTGGTAGCATTACCATGTTCATGGATACAACGATGGTTACAAAGCTGCTGCTTGTTAAAGACGCTATGGGTCACAGACTGTACAAGAGCCTTCAGGAACTCGCTACAGCTATGTCCGTTGACGAAGTTGTTAAGATGCCGAAGGGTATTATTCCGAGCAATGTTTACGGAATCGGTGTTGACCTTGCCGATTACAACGTTGGTACAGATGCCGGCGGCGAAGTTAACTGGTTCGACAATTTCGATATCGATTTCAACCAGTATAAGTATCTTGCAGAGACAATGTTCTCTGGTGCACTGGTTAAGCCGTATAGTGCATTTGTTCTTAAGAAGAACGTTTAAGGAGTGACGGGATGAGATGGTTTGGTAATATTGGTTATGCTATAACTAAAGAAACGGTTCCTGGGGTTTATAAACCACAGGTCATTAGTCGTCAATATTCTGGTGACGCTATTGAACTCAGTTCAAGATGGCAGAATTCTCAGAACCAAAACGACAACCTAACGTTGGACGTTAAAATTAGTATAATAGCTGACCCATTTGCTTATGAAAATTTTGCTCACATTGTCTATGTTGAGTACATGAATTCAAAATGGAAAGTGACAAGTGCCAAACCAAACTATCCTCGAATAGAATTAACGGTTGGGGGTGTATATAATGAAAAGCAGACTCGATCTACACAACATTCTTAAAATCTGTTTAGGTAGTGATCATGTATATTTTTCCCCTCCAGAATCCGTTGAATTGAAGTATCCGTGTATAGTCTATCATAGAGACGGAGTTAACACTGTTTATGCTGATAACAAACCATACAATGTCTCCGTCTCTTATTCTATAACGGTCATATCTAATGAACCTGATATACATGATTTATCATCGGATATTCCAATTATTACTAGTCACGTTCATGAAGCTTTAATGGCCCTACCGTACATTAGTTATGATAGACATTACGTATCTGATGGATTGGACCATGACGTTTACAAAATCATTTTTTAAAGGAGAAAACATATGTCTAAACTTGTTTGGGACAAAATTGGCGAACGGTTTTATGAGACTGGCGTTGACCATTGCGTATTATTTCCTGAAGCAGCAAACGGCACAACTGAGAACGGTGTAGCGTGGAATGGTATCACTGGTATTACAGAGAAGCCCTCTGGCGCTGAATCGAATCCGGTATATGCTGACAACATTAAATACCTTGATCTTAGATCTGCGGAAGAGTACGGCGTTAGTATCGAAGCCCTTGCATATCCTGAAGCATTTAAGCCGTGCATCGGTCTTAAGTCTATTGTTCCTGGCGTTGTTGTTGGTCAGCAGAGTAGAAAGAGATTCGGTCTTGTTTGGAGATCCAGAGTCGGAAACGACACTATTGGTGACGATTACGGTTATAAACTTCACATGGCTTGGCATTGTGGTGCTGGCACTGCTGAAATTGCGTACAAGACTGTAAACAACAATCCGGAGACTCAGACGTTCTCTTGGGATTGCACATGCAATACGGAAGATCCTGATACAGAAGATGGCGAGCTCAAAGCTACAGCGTCAGTCTGTCTCGATGAGACTACCATGGATGACGACGCAAAAGCAGTTCTTAAACAGCTTGAAAATACGCTGTTTGGTACAGATGATGCAGAACCGACCATGCCTACTATTCAGCAAGTAGTGGCTATGTTCGCTGCCCTTGTTTCTACAGGCGATTGATGATAACAAAGCATATATAGGAGGTTTACTATGCTTACAAAAACAATTACATACGAAAATTTTAATGGCGAATCAGTAACAAAGACATTGTTCTTGCACATCAAAGCAACGACTCTTGCTCGCATGGAACTCGGACACGAATCTAATGGACATACGTTTCCTGAACTTATTCAGAAACTTATCGACGAAACTGAGTATGAGAAGCTTTATGACGTTGTGGAAGAGCTTGTTATCATGGCTTATGGCGAGAAGTCTGAAGATGGAGAGTCTTTTATTCAGACGGATGAGATGAGAGAAAAATTCAAGAACTCTGCTGTGTTTGAAGCCCTTATGACAGAGATTTTAATGGACGGTAGCGAAAATGCAATCGACTTTATCAGGGCTCTTGTTCCTAAATCACTCCTTGATAAAGCCAATGCGATTGCCGAGTCTGGTTTAGTAGAGGCGTAATATGCCATTGCCTATAGTGGTTAAGCCGTTCGAGCTATTCGATGAGCATTCTAACAAATTTGTTAAGGTAGAGAAACCAACGAAACTATTGTTAGAGTGCTCGTTGATAGCAATTTCAAAATGGGAATCAAAATGGCATAAACCGTATCTCGTTGAAGGCAGAAAAACGTATCAAGAAAGTATAAGCTTCGTTGAGTGTATGACATTGACAAACAATGTTGACCCAATTATATACAGAGGTCTCACCAAAGAAAACATGGACGAGATACAAAAGTATATAGACGACCCAATGACAGCTACCGTTATTACGCCGAGTAAACCTAAACGTAGAGATTCGTCATTCATAACGTCAGAAGTCATCTATTACGCCATGCTAAATCACGGCATACCGTTTGAGTGTCAAAAGTGGCATATACGACGGCTATTAACGCTGATTGACGTATGTAACGAATACAGAACGCCAAAAGAAAAGCGTTCACAAGCCGATATTCTTGCCGATATGGAACGCATGAATAACGAGAGGAAACGCAAATGGGGAACGCGAGGTTAAGTTATGCCTATAAGTATCACTACTAAGGGCGATTTTAGATCCACTATCGATTGGTTAACAAAAATCGTAAATGGTAACTATAAAAGCAAATTCGATGAGTACGGTAGAATGGGGGTGGAGGCTTTAAGAGCAGCCACTCCTGTTAATACCGGAAAAACCGCTGATTCTTGGACATATGAAGTGAAATCTTCACCAGGAAGTACGACGATTGAATGGAAAAACACCAACGTGAATAATCACGTCAACATAGCCTTAATTATACAGTACGGACACGGTACTGGGTGGGGCGGTTATGTTCCACCGAACGACTACATAAACCCAGCTTTAAAACCTGTCTACGACGCCATAGAAAGAGATTTTGCGGAGGTCTTTAAATGAGTTCTACTATAGACGAAAGAGTTGTTGAGATGCGGTTTAACAACCAGGATTTCGAAACTGGTGCTAAACAGACCCTTTCAACAATAGACAAACTAAAGACCGCTTTTAACTTTGGCGGGATAACAAAAGGACTTGACTCTGTAAAGACCGCGGCAAATGGAATTTCTTTCACAGGACTTCAAAATGGCGCTGAAATAGTGTCTGCCAGAATGTCCGCATTGGGTGTTATGGGTGTTACGGCTTTAGTTAACATAGCCAATCAAGCCATTAATACCGGTAAAAGCATAGTCAACGCTCTAGCAATAAAACCTGTTACTACTGGTTTGTCAGAATACGAAACTAAACTAAATGCTATTCAGACAATCCTTGCGAATACTAAACAACACGGAACTACTTTAGACGACGTAAATAAAACGCTAAACGACCTAAATCGTTATGCTGATAAAACCATTTACAACTTCCAGCAGATGACATCCGCTATCGGTCAGTTTACAACAGCCGGTGTTGATTTGGAAACGTCAGCATCATCTATTAAGGGTATAGCGAACTTAGCGGCTTTTGTTGGCGCTCCTGCTCAGGACGCTAGCAGAGCTATGTTTCAGTTGTCTCAGGCTTTGTCAACTGGAAAAGTAAGACTTCAGGACTGGATGTCTCTTGAACACACGGCTGGTATGGGCGGTAAAACTTTTCAGGACGCCCTTATAAGAACTGCAAAAGTTTTAAAAGATACCAATGTAGATGTAGAAGCTTCAATAAAGAAAAATGGAAGTTTTAGAGAATCGCTTAAAGATAACTGGCTTACAACAAATGTTCTTACAGAGACACTCAAACAGTTCGCAGGCGAAGTCGATGAAGCCACGTTAAAGACACAGGGTTTTACTGACGAGCAGATTAAGCAAATTAAGGAAACGGCTAAGCTTGCTGAAGAGAATGCGACAGTTGTAAAAACATTTTCTCAGCTTAAAGATACGTTGGGAGAAGCAGCTCAGTCAGGATGGGCTGAAACATGGGAAATCATATTTGGCGATCTTGATGAAGCTAGGGCTCTTTGGACAGGTGTAAACAATGTTATAAGTGGTATCATCGACAATAGCGCTCGTGCCAGAAATGAAATGCTAAGTGTATGGAAAGAAAATGGTGGACGAGACGCTATAATCGATTCCATAAAGAATCTATGGCAATACGCAACGGATATTGTCGGTCCTGTACAAGAAGTATTTAGAAACATATTTCCGCCTGTGACTGGCGAACGATTGGCTGAGATATCTAAGAAATTTCTTGATTTTACGAAGACGCTTGAATTTACGGAGGACAAAGCTCTTCCATTACAGTCGATAGCAGCATCTATATTTAAAACGATACGGAATGGACTCAACTTTATTATTAGCGGTTTTAACGTAGCAAAAACAATAGTCGGAACCGGACTCGATGCCTTTAATCATATTTTTCCAACAGATGGAATCATTAAAAGAGTAAAAGATTTTGGTAGAGCTATTAGCCAATTAAAACCAACACTGTCTATATCTGAGGTTACTGCTAGAAAACTTCATTACGTTTTTAGAGGTTTATTTTCTGTAATTGATATTGGAATCCAGACTATAAAAGCTGTATATAGTGTGGCTCAACCTCTTATTTCTAAGTTTTTACAACCGTTTAAAGGTCTTTCAGATGCACTTCCGAAAACGGGACAGTCTGTATTAGATTATTTCTATCATCTTTCATTGTCTGTTACTAGATTAGCTTCTAATTGGAAAAAGAACGACACCATAAGAACGACACTTCAAGGTTGGTACGACACTGCAAAAGCAAAGTTACAGCCGATAATAAACATATTTGTAAGTGTAAAAAATGCAATAGAATCCGTTTTTAAATCAATCACTGGTTTATCATTCGGAGAAGCGTTTACTACAATAGTTGATTCTATACGTTCTGCTTTTGATAACATCGTTTCTTTCATAAGTGGTTTAGCTAGTGGAAAGAAAATCGATTTTAGTGCGATTTGGCAAAACATTACAGAGGCGGTTGGACCGTTAGGAAGCGTTTTAAATGTATTAAAAAGTTTCGTCAAGAGTCTTGGTGATATATTTGTATCAGGGGCGCCTCTTCTTAGTAAAATCATAGAAGGCGCTGGAACTCTTCTTGGTGGAATTTTGTCAGCTATTTCAAGCGCGTTTGGTAGTGTTGAGTTCACCAATATGGTAAATCTCATAAACGGAGGTTTATTATTAGGTGTTACCGGTGGGTTGAAGAAATTCGTTGGTTCTCTTAATGACATAATCGGTGTGTTCAAAGGCGATGGAGACGGCGGCATATTCGAAAAAATCTTCGGCGGAAAGCTCGGAGACATGTTTGGTGACACTTTCAAACCGATCCAAGACACACTATACAACATGCAAACGAAACTCAAAGCCGATTCTTTAAAACAAATAGCTATTGCTATAGGATTGTTAACGGCTTCTATTTGGGTATTATCGGGTATTGATGCCGATTCTCTTGGCGCTGCTTTAACAGCTACTGTTGCTGGTCTTGGCGAATTAGTCGGGTCTTTATATATAATCAATAAGTACATTGGCGGCTCTAAGGCTGACGACATGAAGAAATTGGCAACGAACATGATTCTTGTAGCCGCTGCTGTTGCTATATTGTCAATAGGTATCAAGAATCTAGCTGGGTTAAGCTGGGGCGAATTGGCTGTTGGCTTAGCTGGTGTGTTTGGCGCATTGGTTATGCTTGGCGGTTTTCTTACAGCCACAGACTTTTCGCAAATTGGAATCAAAATGGGCATTGGTTTGGTGCTCATCGCTGTTGCTATTAATAAAATTAGTGAAGCTGTTATAAGTCTTTCTGCACTTTCGTTTGATCAGATTTCTCAAGGTATTCTGGGCCTATTCGGAACACTAACATTGTTCGGTGCCTTTCTAACATTTACAGACTTTTCTGGTATTGGTATACGGACTGGAATAGGTCTTATAGCTATAGCCGTTGCTATTGGTATGCTTGCGAAAGCAGTTAATACGTTCGGGACTATGGAATTCGGCGTTATGATTCAAGGTCTTATAGGTTTGGGTGGAGCGTTGCTTGGACTCGGTATATTTACAACTATGGTAAGCGGGTCTACAAATCTTATAAGCATTGGTATAGGTTTAATTGCCGTTGCCGCTGCTATGACCATTCTTTCTGGTGCTATACAGACCATGGGTCAAATGGACCAGACGCAAATGGTTCAGGGTCTTATAGGTTTAGGCGCGGCCTTGGCGTCTTTAGCTATAGCTCTCAATTTTATGCCAAAGAACACGTTAGCTCTAGGGTTAGGTCTTTTGATGGTTGGAGCTGGAATAAAAATGGTAGCATCAGCTGTTGCCGCTATGGGTTCTATGGATACAGGACAGTTAGTACAAGGCGTTGTAGCATTAGGTGCTTCCCTTGTAGGTTTGGCTTTAGGTTTAAATCTTATGACTGGAGCACTTCCTGGAGCGGCAGCATTGTTGATTGCTTCAGCAGCTCTTTTGATGCTTGGTCCTGCGCTTCTTATGTTTAAGATGGTTGGCGATAATTGTGTTCCTATATTTACAGCTTTGGCTGGGGCATTCATTGTACTTGCTGCTGGTGCCGCAATTATAGCTCCGGCATTAGTTCCGTTGGCTGGTTTCGCTGCTGTTCTTCTGGGTTTATCTGTTGCTGGTGCCGCTTGCGGAGCGGCTTTGATAGTTCTAGGTTTAGGTTTGTCAGCAGTTGGTGCTGGCATTGCTGGATTGGTGGCTGGTCTTGTTAGTGCTATACAGGGTGTAGCGGATCTCGGTACAAATCTATTACAAGGCATAACTAACATATTTGTAAATGGATGGGCAGAACTAGAACCGGTTTTACAATCGTTTTGCGATGCTTTTATCAACTTCTTCAAGAATTTGTTTGGTATTCACTCACCATCAACTGTAATGGCTGATCTCGGTATGAACCTTATAGCAGGTCTTGGTCAGGGTATAACAAATGCCGTTGGGTCTGCTTTAAGCGCTATATCTGGCATAGGAACTGCTATAATTGAAGGCGTCACAGGGTTTGCTGGACAGCTAATATCTTCTGGTCAAAGCTTAATCGAAAATTTAGGAAGTGGTATATCTAACAAGATAAGCGCTGCTAAGAGTAAGATGGGTGAGATTGGTGAAGGAATCGTAACGAAGATAAACACTTTCAAATCTAGATTAGCTAGTGCTGGTAGATCCGTTATTGGCGGCTTTGTGTCCGGTATGGGTGAAAAGCTAGCCGCAGTTAAAGAAAAAGCAACAAGTCTTGCTAATTCTGCTCTATCTGCTATTAAAGGAATTAGTTTTACAGGGGCTGGCGAAGATGCCGGTCAGGGTTTCATTAATGGTCTTGGTAACAAAATAGGCGGAGTTGTAAGTAAGGCTGCCGAACTTGCAAGAAGCGCCCTAAACACTGTTACGAGCACTATCAAATCTGGTTCTCCTTCTAAAGAGACTACGAAATATGGTCAGTGGTTTGGTCAAGGCTTCATCATTGGTATTGGTCAGTATGTTAAGGCTGCCGGTACTGCTAGTGGAGAAATGGCATCTAACGCACTAACCGTTGTTGAGGATTTAGTTGGTAGATCACAGGAAGCTGTTGACGAGATGCTTGAATTCGATCCAGTTATAACACCGGTTCTTAACTTAGACACGCTTAAGGACCAAGCTAGGTCTATTTCTAGCTTGTTTAACCACACAACGGCTAATCTTGGACTATCAACTCCAGAAGATAGAAATTCGAATCAAAATGAAGGGTCTTCAGTGCCGGTTGTTAACAATAGCACTACTTATGTACAAAACATAACGTCTCCGAGGGCTTTGCGCTCTCGAGATATTTATAGAAATACTAAGAATCTTATAGCTTTACAGAAAGGGGCTAGGGCATAATGCTTAAATCAGTAACCGTTACTAATCATCTTGGTAAAAGCATTACATTAGAACTCGCAAACCCCGAAGAATCCGGTTTTTACGTGGTCGGGATCACTGGTCTCGACCCGCCAAAAGCCGATATTTCACTGTCAGATATCGCTGCCTATGACGGAAGTGTTTTTAATTCATCTAGGGTTAGTAGCAGGAACATAGTTTTAAGTCTAATGTTTCCGGAGACCAAAGTCGAATATTATAGACACGAATCTTACAAATATTTTCCAATAAAAAGAAATGTAACACTAGATTTCGTTACAGATACTAGACAATTAAGCATTTCTGGTTATGTTGAATCTAATGAAATAGGGATATTCTCCAAAAGACAAGGCTGTCAGGTTTCAATTCTATGCCCAGACCCATGGTTTTACGACACAACTGGTAGCGGAGCAGAACAAACGCTTTCTAAAATAGATAGAGTGTTTGAGTTCGAATGTATTAATGACGTTACTGGGGACACATGGATAAAAGGTATAACAAGTGAAGATAGTTATGAAATAGAGTTCTCAAACATTATTAAAAACAGTTCTGGTATAGTTAATTACGATGGCGATATAGAAGTAGGCGTTACTCTTAGATTCAGAGCGTTCGGAACAACTGGAGACGTTAACATTTACAAGGGCTATGACCGACTAACTATAAACTCTTCTGTCGTAAATCGCATAACCAACGCTCCTATTCAAGCTGGTGATGAGATCATCATAACCACTCACCAGGGAAAGAAATCTGCTAGATTATTGAGGAATGGCAAATACGTAAATATTCTGTCCGCGATCGATAAAAAATCAACGTGGCTTAAAGTCTCAAAAGGAGAAAACGAATTCGTATTTACAACTGTCACTAGTAGCGGTGAGTTAGCATTTTCGATACAGACACTATACGAGGGTATTTAAAGTGGATATTTTAGTTCTTAATAAAAACTTTGATACACAAGCCATAATAGACACATACGAGTCGTTTAATTGGACCGACAGATACAACGAAGCCGGCGATTTCGAGTTGACTATTGTATTAAGCCAAGATTCGTCAGATTTGATAGATTATTTCAAAGTCGATTATTACGTGTACATGAACATGTCTGATCATCTAATGATAATTGAAGACATTAGCATAGATACGAGCTTTGAAGATGGCGATAAATTGATTGTAACCGGTCGGTCACTAGAATCTATATTAGATCGTCGTGTTATTTGGAACCAAACAGTATACCCGGTAAATGCACACGTAAATAGTGTATGCTTATCGATCGTCAACAACGCTATGGGTTCCCAAGCTCCAGATTATCGAAAAATTCCAAATTTTGAAATACATTCATCTAGTGATTCGTATATTTTATCACTAAAGCTGGAAGGAGGAGCTCAGTATACAGGAGATAACGTTTACGATGTCATAACACATATTTGCAAATTGAAGAAGATAGGATTTAAAGTCGTTTGGTCAGTTGTAAACGGAGAAAATAAATTTATAATGTCATTGTATAATGGAACCGATAGAACATACGACGCTACAAAAAATCCTAACAAACCGCCTGTTATATTTTCTCCTTACTTTGAAAACATTGATAGCACTAAATACTACCAGTCAATAAAGACGTTTAAAACCGTTAATCTTGTTGCTGGCGAGGGAGAAGGATCCGCTAGAAAACGAAAATCCGTTCTGCGTGGTGGAAACAAATACACCGGGTTATATCGTAGAGAAATGTATACGGATGCCAGAGACATATCTTCTCAAACAGACGATACGCACACTATGAGTAAAGACGCCTATATGAAATTATTAGCAACAAGAGGTAAAGAAAAACTAGCAGAAGATGACAATAGTATCGCCGAAACGTTTGAGGGTGAGGTTGACTATAGAACGTCATTCATATATAAAGAAGATTATTTTTTAGGAGACATTGTAGAGGTCGCAGACAGATACGGCCACGAAACTCCTGTAAGAATTTCTGAGATAACATATTCATTCGATGAAGAAGGTTTTTCTATAAATCCGTCGTTTACGGTTCCAGATGATGAAGAAATAACAGAAGGAGATTAAGAATGGCTGTAACATCAGGATTTTATAATTCATATAATCATGATAGACTTTATAGCGCTGATCAATTCGGAGCTATATTTGATGGTCTAATAAGCGATGGAGTATACAATAACGTAGGCCAGGCTTTTAATGTTACGTCTGGAGAAGGTATGCACGTTAATGTCGGAACGGGACGAGGTTGGTTTCAACACACTTGGATTTTTAATGATCAGACATTACCGATTGAAATAGATACGGCTCCTACCGGAAATTTAACTAGAATTGATACAATCGTTATAGGCGTCAATAAAAGCGATGCGGTGCGAAGTAGTCGTATATACGCCGTTAAAGGGACTCCTGCTGCTAGTCCCACAAAACCGACGCTAAGCAATGGAACAAATGGACTTTACGAGTACGCATTAGCATTTGTAACTGTCAATTCTGGAGTAACGTTTATACCGTCAACGAAAATACAGTACGTTGTTGGTCATACCGATAAAGGGGGAGTAGGTCACGTTGTTTGTCCAGCGGCATCGACTCAATCCTTGAGTTCATATTTTTCAAATTACGAAACCGAATTAGAGAATCGTGTTAATAGTTTTATATCTTCTATTTCTCAAGACATAGGCGAAGACGGTCAGGAAACCCTTGGTTTAATAACGCAACACCTTAACACTCTTGACGGACAAGTAAATAATCCGGGTGGTATTTCGGATTTAATAAACAATCCAACCACTGGAATCAATAAAAAAATAACAGATATTAATACGGCTATAAGCGGTTCAAATGGTATTAACAGTAAGATAGCAGCGATAAACTCGTTAATAAATGCTAATAGCCAGAAAATTACCGGTTCGTTAGTCGGAGATAATGATAATCCGATAAACATAGACAGACCGCCACATGGCATATGCGTAATCACTAGCAAATCCGGAGGGTCAAAACCGACTAAGCTTGGAGGCAATGGTTGGGTTGTTATCACCATGAACACTAGTGTGTCAGCAAAATACAACACGCAACTAGCTTTTGGCTTTAGTAAGACCCCTAGGATTGCTATACGTGTAAAAAATAATGCACAACCGAAATCTAGCAGTACAACCGAGACCAAATGGGAAACATGGAAATATTCTGCTGAGTTAAAAGATATAAAATAAGGAGGTCGCTGTATGGTAAGAGTAACTGGTAAAACAATAACCATGACCAGAGGCGATTCTGCTCATATAGAAATTCAGATGGAATACGAAGGAGGCGTGTCATACGAAGCATTACGTGGTGATGTCATAAGATTCACTGTTAAGAAGAATTACGGAGACACAACACCATTAATCGTTATAGACATGGAGCCATACGTTCCTGACGGAGAAGAGACGGAACTTGTAGAATCCGTTGAGTTACATATTTTGCCGTCTCATACTAGAGATTTGGAATACGGTTCTTATAGATTCGATATTCAATTATTGAGAGTAAATGGAGATATAGACACCTTCATAGATAAGGGAACATTAAATTTAACAGAAGAAGTTGGAAGATATACAGATAGGGTCGGAGGATTGTAATGATAGATGGAGCTTTATACACACTTCCGACTATTGAGGGCAAGCTTTCTGGAATAGGACCAACATTATTTATTGGGGACACAAGCCTTACTGAAACAGAAAAAGAGCTCTTAAAGTCTTTAGTATACGGACCTGGAGACACGCTTTCTATATTTAATGAGACAGTCGATATTACAAATTCAAACGAATCGACTTCTATAGAATACGGAAAACCATATGCCGCCATATTAACATGTGATCCATTGAAAGCAATATCTTCGGCTATTTATATGGGCGGAAAAAATATATCTGAATGCAAAACTGTTGAGACATATTGTAAGCACGTAATAAGCATACCAGAAGTAACTGGTGCAGTACGAATCACAGGGAGTACAACAACCATAATACGGCAGATACAAGCCAGATATACACAATCTAAGGAAATACATACAAACACGAGTCTTGATGAACTAAGGGACGATTTGATTGTGCGTGGTGGACTTGGCGGTTCTATGCCGTACGTTTTGACTGATTATACATTGAGCGGTAATCTTACCGTTGGCACGTCAACTATAACTGTAGATTTCCACGGAAAAACGACAACTTTTGACGTAGTAGTCGCATAAGGAGGTTTAAATGAACAACTATAATCCATACGGTAACCAGTTTCAGCAGCCAACACAACCTCAACAGCAGACTGCAGGGACACCGCTGATGGTTACTTTACTGAGTGATATTTCGCTTGCGGATTCATACAATATTGCTCCGAATAGCAGCATGTTCTTTCTGGACCAGGGGATGACGACACTCAAAATGAGGTCAAGAGACCAGAGCGGTTTTATCCGTCCGGATAGAATCTGGGAAATCAAGGAGACAACACCTCCGCCTCAGACTTCTGACGGGCAGTATGCAACCAAAGAAGAAATCAACCAGCTTAATAGCAAGATCGACAAGCTTCTTTCTGCGTGGCAGGAGTTTTCTAAGTAAGGAGGGCGAATTGGATGAATCCTTTCGAAGCTATTAAAATGTTTCAGCAGAACGCTCAGAGACAGAATCCGAATCTTGATCCGGCAGCCACAGCAAGGAATATGCTTGGTAACCCCAACATCCAGACTCCTGCTCAGGCATTAGATATGATGCTTCAGACTGGCCGGATCAATCAGGAAACTTACAACATGTTTAAGGGGATGGTGTGATGGCGATTATTAATGGAAATTTTACAGATGCTGACGGTAATTTGGTTAACATTGCCGACCTTCTCAGAGGCACTCAGGGTAATACTCAGAACTACGATCATATGTCGCCTATCTCTGGCTGGGTGTATGACGGAGAAGGCAACAAAGTAAATATTATTGATATTATCAAGGCTGCTGATACAACGGATGTTAAGGGTGTAAGCATTAACGGAAGCGACCCTGTTACGCCTAATAAAGATGGCGTTGTAGAGATTACTATTTCTGGAGATGGGCAGCCTGTGCAGTTGACAACATCTGAAAAGAATCAGCTTATTGGGCTGCTCGATTAAGGAGGACATATGAGTTTATATTCTGATTTAAATGAGGTCCTGACGCCGTATGCGCAGAAGATTAAAGGGCTAGCAGCGGCTGATGAGGAAATAAAGGCTGATTTAGACGATGTAAATGAGTCCCTAGAAGAAATAATCCCCGTAAATCTTGCTAAAGATGTAACATACACAGAATCAAGAGCCTTGTACTACAACGATGGGACAACATTTGTTTCTTCTGACTTTGCAACGTCCGATTATATAGACATATCGGCATGTTCCACTATTATCTATATGCGTTATTGCTCGACAGGCATAGCGAGTAAAATTGGCATTGCCTTTTACGATGCTAATAAATCTTATCTGTCAGGTGTGCGTTGCGTGCTGAGTGCAAGCACAGCGGGATTTGTGTTAAGTGAAGTGGATGTGCCCGAAGATGCGAAGTATATAAGAATACCGTGTTATAAGGTAGATGCACCGACTATCTTATATGATAAATCTGATTATGACACAAAGACTTTATCTCGTCTTGAAGTTGCAGAAGCAGACATTGAAACGCTCGAAAAGGCCCAGGCGGAAACAGCCGAGAAAATAGGCAATGTTCTGAATAATGGGTATTTTAAGTTGCCCGTAGATAAGTGGGAGCGTGGCGGATGGCAAGGATACAGCTCAAAAGATTCTCGCTCGTATCGTGTAAGATACACGGAAACGCTAGTATTTGACCGAGATGTGTATATCCTTGCAGACGCAGGATACAACATTGGTGGCCATAAATCGGACGGAAATGCATTAGTAACAGGTACGATGATGAAAATTTCCGCCAATACTTCTTTTAAACTTTACGTAAGGCGCTTAGTTGAAGATGCGACAGAGGCAGCGGATGTAACGACATTTGCGGGAAAAGTAAAAATATCAACAGCTTTAGCTCCCATAGAAATGTATTCCCCGACATTTACGGATGTGAGCATGTTCGAACGCATGGGAATATCTGGGGATAGTTACTCAGCGGGCGGCGGGATAATCTCAGGCGTAACGCCATTAACGTGGGGGAAAAATCTTGAAAGACAGGCAGGAATCACAGTAGATATTTATGCCAAATCGGGTGACACCATAGTTACTTGGAACGCGAATACTACAAAGGGACTTCCCGCCTTGCTTGCGGGGGCTGAGTGCGGTCTGTATTGGTTTCAGCATGGCATTAATGGTACAGGGTCGGCAGAATCTATTGGAACCCCAGAGGATATGTCGGCAGACCCAAAACCACAGACTTTTTACGGTCAGTATGCTTATGCAATCGAAGCAGTTAAAACGGCATTTCCCAATGCAAAAATAGTTATCGCAACTGTCACAGGTTCAAGTTGGGGACTTTCGCAGAATATTTATGCGGCGGCTAATACAGCTATTAAAAACATTGCAGAGTATGAAGAAATCCCATGTATCGACATTACAGAGGACGATTTTTTCAGAACGGCGTTTTACTCAGCAAACATCCGCAGTCAGCATCCGACAGCCATGTTGGCGGCAGGAATGGCGATGGCATATAGACGGCTGATTAGCAAGTGCATACAGAAAAATCCGAGTTACTTTATTAACTACGGGGCGGATTAAGTAAACTAAACGCCCATTTAACACATCTGTTACTTACATTTACAACTTAATATCGCAAATAAAAGTCAATTAACCAAATGGTGGTCTTTCCTTTTGCGGGCATGGCAGATCCCGATACTCCTTTCTGCCACCGGTTAGTTGGCTTTTATATTTATGTACCTTTACAACTGAATATGGAACTTACCAATCTTATCTTACTTCTAAGGAGGAAACAGTATGTCTTTAGGAGACGGAAGCGGCCTTAGTGCTGCTGATATTATGGCGCTTTCCGGTAACAACAATAATGATGGTTTTGGCGCAGGTTTCGGAGGAGGATGGTGGGTCATTCTCTTCATTCTTCTTATTTTCGGCGGCTGGGGTGGCCGCGGATGGGGCGGTAACAACGGTGGTGGTAATGATGGTGTTGCTGCTATGGCTGTCCCGTATATGTACAATGCTGGAGTTCAGCAGGGATTTGATCAGTCAGCGATCATGACAGCGCTCAACAATCTCAACACCGCTGTAGCAAATGGTTTTGCTGCTATGTCCGTTGACTCCTGTAATAAAGCCATGGCCAACATGCAGGCTATCAATGGTGTTCAGATGCAGATGGCAGACAATCAGTTTGGCCTCGTCACCAACATGAATAACAACCATAATGCCATGATGATGCAGATGGCCAATAATGAAGCGGCTCGTCAGCAGTGTTGCTGCGACGCCAAACTTCAGATGGCCCAGTTCCAGGCAACCATGCTTGCTGAACATTGCTCCGATCGTGCAGAAATTGATCGCGCCATGAATGCTCTGTCTACGCAGATGAATGCCGGCTTCCAGGGTGTATATGATAAGATGGCCCAGGATCGCTATGACAATCTTATGACTAAGTACAACGAAACCATCCAGAGACTTAACCGTGCTGAAAATGCTGCTTCCCAGAATGCACTGGCTCAGACGCTCATCGCAAATAACCAGGCTCAGACGGATCGTATCATGGACTTCATGAATCCTCCGTATGCAAGACCGTTCTATGGATGGCCTCAGATGCAGCCTCAGTCTTGTTGTGG